GGAGTTGTTCCAGACAATTTTTGCATTGGTTCGGCAGGTGAAGCGCCTTTGGTTACTACGTTTTCCATTTCTTGTAAATTGCTACCAACGGACATTTTTTTTAGATCTTTTGTTATAATCTATATTTATTTATAATTTAAAGATTTGCTAAAAAATCTTCAAACAATTGAGTTTTATATTCTTCCAATAATTTTTGATCAACTAGAGTGTTAATTTTACGATTTGTTTTTTCAATTAACTCCTCTGTGAGTTTTCCATTTACGAAAACCCATTCCTTTCCTTCAAATATTCCCTGAACAAAGGCATCTGGCGCAGAAGGATCTGCAACAAGATCTGCCGCAGTTGCAAGCATAAAATCCTCACCAACGATTTTATGTCCTTGATGAGTTACTCGAAGTGATCCAACACCACGAGAGGAGACACCAAGACAAACTCCTTCGGCAATAAGAGCTTTGGCAATCTTACCCATCGGAGTCTCAAGAAGTTGTGCCTTACCAAAAAAATTATTTCCCCTTTGTTCTAGGTTGATAATTTTATGAGAAACTCGATCTAAATTGACCGTTGGACCATCTGGATGTCCAAGTTCTCCAAGAGCACGACCCTTACAAATAAATGATTCGTTATACCTTTTAACCTCTTTCATTAAAGTTTGTATCGGATACATTCTTCCATTTCGATTGCAAATATCACCTTGAAGAAAAACTCCTTCAATAAACATTTTTTTAGATGGACCTTTACCTTCTGTAATAAACTTAACTTGTTGAATGTCTTCGGTGATGAGTTTCATTTTTATTCGGTGACTAACTGAACGATTTCTGTAATACTTACATCTTGAGAAGCAGATGCTGAAATCACGCTTACCTTGACACTTCTGGCAAGATTTGCATTAGTTGTGGTAATAACTCCAACAATAGAAGAACTATTGTGGGATATTGTTACTGAACCATCAGTTATTCCAGTCACTAATTTATGTTCGGTATTAATTCCTGATGGTTCGGCATTTTGAATGGTGACATAATCCCCAACCAAAAATGGATTTCCTGTATTATTATCAAAAGAAATAATAGTTGATGTTCCGGTTGTAATTCCTGCAACTTTTTGTCTGGCAATTCTTTCCTTTAAAACTTCACTGCCATATGGTGAAATATGAAAAGAATTAGGGGTGGCGATTGGATCTCCACCAGTCTCTACATATATTGATGTTAATCCAGTAGACACTCTTAAATATCCACTTTTAATGGCAATAGGATTGCTCGTAGTCGCAGAACCTACAACTGCAGTTACTCTATTCACATTTTGAACAATCTTAATTGCCATTATTCTTGATCCTCACTATCACCAAACATTGATGCAGCAACATATGGACGAGCGGCAATCACTCTTTCACCTGCCTTTGCAAACAACACTTCTTTAATTTTGTCAGATATTTCAGATGCAGGACCATCTGTTGCAATCAAATCGATAATTTCTTCCATTTAAATAATTTATTATTATAAGACTATTTATATCTTGCCACCTTTGGGTTCTGGAGGAAGTTCTGGGGCAAGAGGTTCTTCTGGAACTTCTCCGAGTGCCGGATCTTCTGGAGGAGCAACTCCGGCATCACCTGCTGGGATTGGGTTTCCCATTTCATCTACAGCGGCATTTGGATCAGGTAGAATTCCCTTCTCTATTTCATCATCAATTTGTTTATCAATTTCAATAATTTCAACATCAGTTTGACGAAGAATTTTTTTGCGAACATATTCTGTTGAGTAATATTTTCCAATATATGCTTCCATCGATGTAACCAGAGATAATCTGTTCGTTAATAATTCAGATTCTTTAAGTTCTGCAAAATGATTATCATATAAAAAGTCATATTGTATATGATCTCTCATATTCTCCCAATCTTCCGGAGTTACAATATTCTTTAAAATTAATTGAGTCCGAAGAATATCATTAAACATATTTGCAAAACGCTTTCTCAATCTTCCAACAAATTTGGAAAACTTAAGTTCATCTCTTAAAATTTCAGATGAACGGCCTAAATTAAATCCATCTCCACCACCGGCAATTCTTGATTCCGGAACACCGAGTGCTCTATAAAGTTTCTTTTGAAAATATTCAATATCCGCAAGTTCTCCAAGATTTTGACCGCCGGGAAGTGTGGTAATTTCAGTTCCTCTTCCACCCTCTCTTCTAGGTAACCAAAAATCTTCCAACATACTCATATATTTTCTATCATCACGAACTTCTCCTGTTGCCGCATCATAAACCAGTTTATTTCTATACCGACTCATAACTTCTTTAAGATATTGCTCTGCCTTTACCTTCGGCAAATTACCAACATCAATATAAAATATTCTTCTTTCTGGTGCTCTAGAAAGTCTATAAATCACAAGACTATCCTCAATCATTCGAAGTTGATTAAGTGCCTTAATTGCCTTATGAAGATATGATAATACTGTTCCTTTAGTTCTATCGACTAAACCTGAAGTGCAATATGTAATTGAATCTTTTGCAATTTTTACCGAACCTTTGGTTGAAGATCCGAGCATACTTGGAGCATAGTTGGAGGTTGATGTTGGAGTATAAATGAAATACTCTTCAATTTCCGGATATGCAATTTGAGTTGTATTTAAATTTGAAAGAACGGATATATTTGGACCAAAATTATTTTTAGTTTTCTTTTCTTGTCTCACATATTTCATTTTCATAGGATCAATATATCTTAAATCCTTGATTCCATCCTCAGGTTTTTTAACATCAATCACTTTGAGATAAAATAATCGACCATCAATATACCAATTTCTAAAAATTTCGTGAGACTTTTTATCAAAGTCCATAATCTCTTTGATATATTTAAATTCTTTTCTTATTACGTTTTTAAGATTATCACTTGCGTTTAGATTTGATAGTTCTATTTCTATAGGAGAATCATATAAATCACTTACAATTGCCTCATTCACAACATCTTCAATCGCACCTTCACATTCTGGGTGAAGTGACATTTCACGATATCTTTTGATTAAATCATATTCTGTTCGATAAACTCCCTCAATATCAATAGTCTGGCCATAAAAACCAGATTGTATATAATGATCAACCCCGTCATCATTATTAGGAGGAACGGGGGAGACTACTGATTTTGATTTTTTTTCATTATCCTCAATCGAAAACCCAAAAAGTTTTGCCATCTTATAAAATTAAACTCTTAATATGTTATATTTAGTTGATGTCTATACCGCCAGCTTTGGCAGAATCTCCCTTAATTGCTTCCCACCACAGAACTTGCATTTCCACACTAAATTCTTGAATTGATTCAGTATCATATGATAATTGAATTGAAGACATATTAGTCGGAAACAAATCATAAAAATGATATGCTCTTAGTGTTGAACCATCACGATCTAACTGATAAACAAAGGCATCTGCCTGATAAAGTGCCGGATCAGTAATGCCGGTATTATCAGAAACTTTGTTTATTGTATTCATCCAGTTTTCAAATGCAGAACGAATTAAAAAATCCGTATCATTAATAATTGTAATTGTCCAGGTTTCAAATGTTCGGTCTCCTGCAACATTTAATGTTCTCCCTCGAAATGCAACCGGTAATGGAGTTACGGTTGATGCTGGCATTGCTGCAGATTTAACCAAAAATCTAGATTTGTCTAGAACATTAGCATCAGCAGGGGCAGCATCCGGAAAGGACAGAACAACCTCGAAGAGATTACTTCTGGCACCACCACCAGACAGCTTACTCTTAAAGTCTGTAATTTTTCTTTTAGGTGGTGGATTTAACTGATTTCTAGTTGCCATTGTTTTAAAACCTCTGGATTAATTAAAAGTTTCCGATTACTTCTTCAAAATCAACACCAGTTTTGGTGGCAATAAATGTAAGACCGATGAAGTTAATCGATCTTGCTGGTTTAATGTAAATGTCCGCCCTAAACTCATTGGCATCAATAACTGCTGCCGTGTTATTTGTTTCGTCACAAACAACAACATAATCGAATAT